GTCATCTTGTTGTAAGTCAGTAAGATTTATTCTTGGAATTGTTGAATTTATATTTATATTTCCGTAAAAATTTGAGTTTCCTGAACTATCTATACGCATTCTTTCTGAACCATTTGTTACTATTCTATAAGGATGATTAGATAAAGTACCATTAGTCATTCCATTAGTCGAATCAGGATAAATATAAGCATCGACAGAATTATCTGAACTTCTTAATCTTATTCCCCCTGCTTTTGAAGTGACTGTACCTTTTATATGTAAAGTTGTAGCACCAGATGAAATTGAAGATGGGTCTGTTTCATTTATTCCTACGTTTCCTCCACTTGTAATACGCATTTTTTCTGAACCATTAACTCTAAAATTTAAATTATTATCACTATGGCTGTAAGAAATCCATCCTGCATTTGGGTCATCATCTCCAAACATTATGTATTGTTGTCCAGTATTAGCTGATGTAAATTGTAAAGCATTACTAACATTAGTGGTTTCTAAAAACAACATTGTATCTGCACCCACTTGTGAAGCATAAGTAGTATCTCCATTTCTTATATGTAATATATTATCAGGCGAATCAGTTCCAATTCCTACGTTTCCTGCGCTTGTAATACGCATTCTTTCTGCAAGAGTAGTATTGGCACTTGTACTGAATGCTAAAAATGTGTCATCTGTTCCTGCACCTGTACTTTCAACACCAAAAGATATTTTTGAATTGGCACTAACTGCATTAGAAAATTCAATTCCAGAACCCCCATCATTATTATTATATAGCTTAATTGTTGTTGGGTCTAAATCTGTACTTGCAGCTACGTCATTTCTCACATAAAGTTTGTGAGTTGGAGTACCGCCAATTCCTACTTGACCTGAACTGTTTATAATTAAATCTGCATTGTCTGCAGTAGTTTCAAAATGAATTTCTTTATTAGCACTGCCTTGAATTACAATAGCACCTGATGTTCCTTTTGTTGTATCATATTCATAAACTGCTCTACCCCCTGATAATGATATTTTTCTTGTAGCATTTGTATTTGCACCTACATTAATATCACCTGCAAAAGTTCCTGAACCACCAACTGATATATTTCCACTTGTAGCATTTACTGTAAACTTGTCTGTATTGATTGCTAAATCTCCTGTAAAGGCAGTATTTCCACTTGCTGCAGCTACTGTAAATTTATTTGTGTTTACTGCAAAGTCTCCTGTAACCGAAGCTCCTAGCGTAGTACTTAAAGAACCTGTCACTGTTAAAGCCGTTCCGCTTTCTGAAACTATAGAGTCAGTTAAAGTAGTAGCTGTATTCCAAACAGGTAAGTTTCCTGGAGTTCCTTGTCCGTCTATTTGAGTATGATCTAATTTCGACCAAATATTATCTGCACCTGCTATAACCCAGTCTCCTATAGCCCAATTTGCATTTCCGTTTAAACTAGTTGTACCTCCTACACTTACAACGTAATAGTGACCTTGTACTAAAAAAGGACTAGCGTCAATAGTATAAGCCTCTCCGCTTAACATTATATCTGCATCTAAAGTTAAAGAAGTATTACTGTCTACGTTTGTAACTAAAGCACTTTGTCCGTCAACTTGATTTATTACTTTGTCTCCAACGCTAACTGTAGTTAAGAAATTTTGACTAGAGTCAATTAACTTATCTGCAGTTTGTCCTGTTGTAGTTCCTGAATCTACTTCGCCTCCTCCACTATTTAAAGTTGGAGTGTTAGTTGCAGCATCCCACGTTCCCTGGAATTGAAGACCATTTGCTATGCCGTTTATTTGTGACTGTAATTTTCCAATACCTTCTAGTATTGAATCTGAAGGCTGTACTGTAGCGGCAGCAGGAGTTGGTAGTCCTGTTAATACTTTTCCTGTAACTGCTGAGTTTGTTAAAGTAACTGCTCCTGATATATTTGACGTACCGTCTACGCTACTTAAAGTACCTGTAGCTTCTCCACTTAAAGAAAGGTCTCTTGCAGTTTGCCACGCTGTAGCTGTATCTGCATTTCCTGTAAGGTCTCCTGTGACGTTTCCTTGTAAGTCTCTATGTACTGTAGAAGGTAAACTAAATGTAGTAGTTTGACCACTTACTGCAGTTATAACTTGATTAGTTGTTCCTTGTAATGTTAAAGTTTGAGTGTTTAGGTTTACGTCTCCTGTTCCTGTGTCTCCTGCTATATCTAAGTCTGAAGCTGCGTCTAGTACATCTACGTAAGCTGTTGTCGCTACTTTTGTAGAATTATCTCCTGCAGTTTGTGTTATTGCTGTAGAATCGTCTGGTAAATTAACACCTGCTGAATCTAACGCTATTGTTAAAGACTGTCCTGAAGCTGTTGTAGTTATTTCGTTACTTGTTCCTTGTATAGAAAATACTTGAGTATTTAAGTTAACAGCACTGCTAACAGACCCATCACTAAAATCAAGATCACTAGCCGCATCTAAAGTGTCTACATAAGCAGTAGTAGCAACCTTAGTTGAGTTGTCTCCTGCTGTTTGAGTTACTGCGGTTGTAGCTGTATTAATAGTTCCGTTTAAGTCTCCAGAAAATGTAGTACCTGTATAAGTTCCGCTAATAGTCACATCGTTAGGAAGTCCTATTTGTAATTGTTGACCACTGGCAGCAGTTTCAATTTCATTACTAGTTCCAACTATAGCAAAAACCTGAGAGTCTAGATCGACTGCTCCTGAATTCGTTCCGTCTGAAAAGTCTAAGTCCTGACTAGTTACGTGAGTGTCTACATAATCCTTAACTGCAGCCGAAGTAGGTAGGGAAGTGTCATTATCGTTATTAGATATGCCGTCTGCCTCATTAACAAGTTTATTGATAGTCACAGCATAAGCAGTTGCTTTGAAGTTAGAAAACTCTAACGTACCTGTAGACTTGAGGTCTCCGCCTGTGTTTAGAAATACACCTGAATTATTCCCTAACCCATCCGACAGTTCTTTTAAAGCTCCAGTTAATACATCATTATCTGAAGTTTTAATTAAACTTTTATATGTTAAACTAATTTTATTTCCTGTTAATGTACTCATTTCTTTAAATTTTTTAGATAAACTATTAACTTTTTTAAGTTCTTGTTTTTAATGTTATATTGTTTTTTCATAATACCCAACCTACCCAATTAGCTTCCGTATCTGGGTACATATCGTCATTACTGTTCGAGTAGTACTCAGGAAATTTTGTAGAAGCGTTATAATTCATATAGTCTATAAATCGTCTAGTATAGAAATCAGCAAAGTCTCTATATTTTTGTACTAGGAAATCTATCTCATCTTTAGTTGGCAGTTCTGCATTTTCAGACCTGTGTCTTAATGTTCCACCTTGTTTAGTAGCATAGTTTCCAAAAGGAAGAAAATCTACCATAGCAAACATTATTAACATAGGCTGTACATATTCATTGACTAAATGATAATAGTCTGGATTATCGGCTTGAGTCAAAGTTCCGTTTGTTATTAATGTAGAAATCTTATTGTATAACTCAGTACCTAGATAGTTCTGAATGTGCATCTGCTGTGCAATTTTAATAAAGGGCAGCAGCTTGTCAGTATCTACCGACCCATCAATTATGGTATTTCTTACTAAGTCTGTTCTTGATATAAATAATGCTGTAGCCATTTTTCTTATTTTCTATAATTAGGGTCTAAACTCCACCAGTCGTTTTTAGGCTGAGCAACTTGAGCAACTTCAGGAACATTAGTTTCTATTTGTGCTTCTTTTTTTAGACTAGGGTCTAAAGCTGCAATTTTACGTCTAGCTTCTGCGACTGTTATTCTTTTATTGTTTTTCTTTAAATATGTTCTACGCTCCCAGTAATGCTGACAATTAACTCCTCCTTTATACAACCAAAGATTATAAGTGTTTTGACCTTTTGGAGCTAACTCAGAATTTGCAGAGCTTTCTTTGTTTAAGTCTTCCATTCTGTAAACTTTTTGAGCAGACCACATTTTACGACAAAATTCTCTTTGAGGATTATTACTGCCGTAGTATCTGTAACGTACTTTTAATATACTAGTGTCCTGAGAACTTTTTTTGTTAGGAGTACTTCTAGGAACTGAAGCTAAGTCTGTAGCAAAATTTAAAGACTCATTTAATATTTCGTCATATTCATTTGCAGGTCTACTGTCTATTAATTCATAACCTTTCATTTCTTCGTCTTCTCCTTTGTCTTTTAACTCTTCTAAGATAGCCTTTGTTAAGTCTTCTGTAATATGTAAAGGAACACAGTTAGGCACTTCTTTTCCGTCTTTTATTTTTGTTCCTATTTGCTCGTATCCGTCCCAACAAGGAGCTTTTAATTCAGTATGATCTTGACAAGGCATATAATAAGTTTTACCGTCTAGCTCGTGTTCGTGGTAACCCATACAACCTATCTCGTTAGCTTTATTCTCAGCTTCTTCTATAGTCTCGTATGCCTCTTTTCCGTCAATTATTTTAGAGAAAGAAAACTTTTGTCCTGTCTCCTCTTCTATTTGTTCTTTATTAGTAGCATTAGTTAGGTCGTTAAATTCTAACGGCTGAAGAGTTTTAAAGTATAAATTAAGGACGATCTCGTTGTAGGCAAGTATTTCATCAAACGCATTTAATAACATCTGCTGAAAGGGTCTTATAACGGTATTATCCATAAGCGTACTAGCAGTAACAATTTCTTCAGCATTATTTCCAAAACCTGTCATATCTTTTATTCCAAATAAAATAGGACTAGTAACCCTGTGAGCTACCATTATTTTTTTCATTGACTCAGTAGATAAAAATTCATATTGCTGAGGAGCGTCACTTAACTGAACTGT